ATTGGATTTTGATAAGAAAGCACATGAAATCTATAGAAATTGGTATGTAGATGGTAGACTTTTTTACCATAAAATTATAGATTTAAAAAATCCAGAAGCAGGTATACAAGAGTTGCGTTATATTGACGCTATGAAAATTAGATATGTAAGACAAGAAAAGAAAAAAAATGGTGATCAATTTGCTAGAGGAGCAATTACAGGATTAAATACAGGGAATCCAGAAGAATATACCTTTCCAGAATTAGAAGAATATTACGTATATACTCCAAAACAAACCTATCCTACTAACAGTACGGCTTCTGGTGGTGGAAAAGGTGCAATTAAAATGGCAGCAGACTCCATTACATACTGCACGTCTGGATTAGTTGATAGAAATAAGGGATCAACTCTTTCATATTTACATAAAGCAATTAAATCACTCAATCAATTGCGTATGATTGAGGATAGTTTAGTAATATACAGATTATCAAGAGCACCAGAAAGAAGAATTTTCTACATAGATGTAGGTAATTTACCTAAAGTCAAGGCAGAGCAATATCTCCGTGACGTAATGATGAGATATCGGAACAAACTTGTCTACAACGCCGACACAGGAGAGATCCGAGATGACAAGAAGTACATGTCAATGCTTGAAGATTTCTGGTTGCCTAGAAGGGAAGGAGGTCGTGGAACTGAAATTTCTACTCTTCCTGGAGGTCAAAACCTTGGAGAGATCACGGATATTGAGTACTTCAAAAAGAAATTATATAGGTCGCTCAATGTACCCACATCAAGAATGGATGGAGAAGGAGGATTTAACTTGGGAAGATCCTCAGAGATATTGAGGGATGAAGTTAAATTTAGTAAGTTTGTTGGACGTTTAAGAAAGAGATTCTCTAGGATGTTTAATGACATGCTGAGAACCCAATTACTCCTAACAAATGTAATTACTCCTGAAGACTGGGAGATAATGAGTGAGCATATTCAGTACGATTTCTTATATGATAATCACTTTACTGAATTAAAAGAAACTGAATTGATGAATGAAAGGTTAGCATCTCTTGCTACTGTGGAACCTTATATTGGTAAATATTATTCTAATGATTGGGTTAGACGTAATGTACTTCGTCAAACTGATGAAGAAATTAGAGAAGAAGATGAGAAGATAGAGAAGGAAATTGAGGATGGAACTATTCCTGATCCTGCAGAAATGATGTTAGATCCTGAAGGTACAGGTGGATTGAGACCTATGCCAATGGATGATTTAGGAGATTCTGCTGCTGGTGGTGAACCAGATGCTGCACTTAGATCTATGGATGTAGATGCTAAAGCAACAACTATGGATGCAAATATAGTTAAACCAAAAGGTGGAGAGATTTAGTGCCTATCTTTAAAGATAGAAGTAAACAACCAAGTTTTAATATAAATTTGGTTGAAGATGATGTTAGATTGTTATATAATGCTGTAGATTTTTATCATAAAAATAGACCAAAATCAGCAGAAAGACCACAACATATGCAGGAACCTACTGATCATTTGTTGTGGATGAAAAAAGTTATGATGACTATGATGATGGAATCTAGTTTTCAGAAGAATAAATAGTGTCTAAATAGAATGTAGTTACTCATTTGACACTATTAATATGGATGAACTTATGGATATGATTGCGGCGGATGATTCGGCTTCACAGGTTAGCGATAAAATAAAAGATATTTTATATGCAAAGTCATCTGAAAGAGTTGATGGATATAAGCCTAATGTAGCTAATTCATTATTTGGTGATCAAGAATCAGCAGATGAGGTTGAAGCAGAAGTTGATGCGGCTGCTGCAGTTATTGCAGGACAACCAGAAGCAGAAGCAGAAGTAGAAACTGAAGTTGATGATCAAGAAGAAGAGTAATTCTATAAATAACTAGTAAATGAATTTTAATACTATAAGGTTTGTATAAATGGCTCTCAATCCCGTAGGAAGTGGTTCCTCACTTACAGTATCTACAGATACGGCTAAAGTAATTGCAGCTGGAATTGCTCAACAAGCTAAATCCTTAAGGGTCACTCTTGTGGGCGCAACTGGAATGGATGGTGCTCACATTAAAACAGGCACTATGCCAACTGCAACTACTGCAGATTTTTATTTGGTTAAAGGTGAAACTGCAACACTTAATATTGACAGACCTTCTTCTCAAAGAGTCACAGGTATTACCACAGGATCTACAACAATAGTTCAGTTTCCTGAAGGAACTGGTACACCATTTGGTGTTGGGTCTAGTGTTAGTATAACAGTAACAGACCAAAGTTATTATGATGATATTATTAAAGATTCATCAGTAACTGCAGTAGATAATACTGCTGGTGTTGGTGGTGCTTTTGCTACTAGAATAACACTTGATGCTGATACTTCTGGTATTGTAACTGCTGTTAGTGGTTATGCAACTTTGAGAAATTCATTTAAAGTTAGTGCTCTAGCTAAAGGCAACGCTGCTGATGTAACTGGTGCATTATATTATCAACAAGTTCAAGTTACAGGGGAATCCTGATGAAACTCATTACGGAAGAAATTGAATCAGTAGAATTTCTTGTCGAACAAAAGAACGGCAAGAAGTCCATGTATATTGAGGGTGTTTTCTTACAAGGAAACATAAAGAACCGTAATGGTCGTATGTATCCTATGGAAACTCTTCGTAGAGAAGTAGGACGTTACAACGAAAATCATGTTCAATCAGGAAGAGCTCTTGGTGAACTTGGTCATCCAGAAGGTCCAACCGTTAATCTCGATAGGGTCTCTCATAAAATAGTATCACTTAAAGAAAGTGGTTCTAACTTCGTTGGTAAAGCTAAGATTCTTGGCACACCGATGGGTAAAATTGCATCTTCACTTATTGATGAAGGTGTTAAATTAGGTGTTTCTTCAAGAGGAATTGGTTCTTTGAAACCAACCCGTGAAGGAATTAATGTTGTCGGTGACGACTTCATGTTGGCAACTGCTGCTGACATCGTTGCTGATCCTTCTGCTCCCGATGCATTTGTTGAGGGAATTATGGAAGGAAAAGATTGGGTCTGGGATGGCAGTATACTACGTGAAAAGTATGCTACTAAGACATATAAAACAATCAATACACTAGTTGATCAGAAAAAATTAGACGAGCAAAAACTCTCGTTATTTAATGATTTCTTATCAAACTTATAAATATTCTAAATAAATATAGATTTAATAACGTATAAATCGGAGTCGTACAAATGTCTCGTGGCACAAACTTACAAAAGATGGAAGAAGAAGTGAAGCAATCCAAGACTGCTGTGAATGCTAATGCAAAACCAGCAGAACCTATGACTAAGGGAGCACCTTACGAAGATCTTGGAGGTCCAACACCTGAAAACTATAGCCCTACTAATGATAGTGCTAAGTTAAAGGAACCTGGTGGATCATTAAAGCAAGTATCTGATGCCATAACAAACCGTAAAGGAAAAATGAAAGCAGAAGAATCAGAAGTAGAAATTACTGACGAACAGGAAGTAGTTGTAGAAGACGAACTCACAACAGATGAGGTAGTTGCTGAAGAGGAGACTGTAGAAGAGACAGTTGAAGTAGACGTTGAAGATGACGTTAATGCACTTCTTGGTGGTGAAGAACTATCAGAAGAGTTTAGAGCAAAAGCAAAAACAATCTTTGAAGCTGCAATAAATTCTAAAGTTACAGCAATAAGAGAAGAAATCGTCAGAGAGCACGAAGAGAAGCTTTCTGAGGAAGTAGAAGAAATTAAGGTAGAACTACAAGAACGTGTAGATTCTTACCTTGAGTATGTTGCCGACGAGTGGTTCGTTGAGAACCAACTTGCCGTTGAAAACGGACTTAAGGCAGACATGACCGAATCATTCCTTGAAGGAATGAAGGGTCTTTTTGAAGAACATTATGTACAAATCCCTGAAGAAAAATATGATGTCCTTAAGAGTATGGTAGAAAAACTTGATGACATGGAAACCAAGCTCAATGAGCAAATAGAAAAGAATATCTCACTCAACAAGGGTCTCGCAGAGGCTACTGCTGATAGTATCTTAGAATCTGTTTCTGATGGCCTTGCTGCCACCCAGAAAGAGAAGCTCGCTTCACTTGCCGAAAGTGTAGAGTTTGACAGTGAAACAGAATATCGTGAAAAGTTGGAAACACTAAAGGAATCCTATTTCCCCCATAAAGGTGCTTCTTCAACATCGAAAACTGAAACTCTTTCAGAAGGAGTAGATAGCTCACCAGAATCCATTAGTGGTTCTATGGCTGGATACCTGAAGACACTTTCAGCTTTCAAAAACTGATTTTAAAATTAATCAAACTAAACATTTACAAGTAAACTAAGATGTTCCAATCAGAACACCTAGTCGAAAAGTGGAAGCCCCTCCTAGAATATGAGGGTCTTGATAAAATCGAAGACGCACATAAGCGTTCGGTTACCGCTGTTCTACTAGAGAACCAAGAAAAATTTTTAAGAGAGTCTGCTTCTTTCCAAGAAAGCGGATCACTACTAGCTGAGTCTGGTCCAACCATGTCTGCTGGTAGTAACCCACCAGGTTTCAGTGGTACTGCTACTGCAACTGGTAACGTTGCTGGTTTCGACCCAGTTCTAATCTCTTTGATTAGACGTTCAATGCCTAACTTGGTCGCATATGACCTAGCAGGTGTTCAACCAATGTCTGGTCCTACTGGACTAATCTTTGCGATGCGTTCACAGTACGTTGGTACTGGAAACGATACAGGTCGTACAGAAGCATTCTACAACGAAGCAGATTCTGCCTTCTCAGGTATGGGTGCAAGCTTCAACAATACTTCTGGACTTGGTAATACTGCCGTTGGTTTTGGTACAACAAACCAGATCGGAACTAACCCTTCTGTTCTTAACCCAACTGCATCTGCTACTGCTACTGACTACAACGTTGGTCAGGGTATGGAGACTGATGCTGCTGAGAAACTCGGTGGTACAGATGAGCAGCAGTTCAACCAGATGGCATTCTCAATCGAGAAGGTCACAGTTACTGCCCGTTCAAGAGCCCTCAAGGCTGAGTACTCACTAGAGCTTGCTCAGGACTTGAAAGCTATCCATGGCTTAAATGCTGAAGCAGAACTTGCTAATATCCTTTCTACTGAGATCCTTGCGGAAATCAACAGAGAAGTTATTAGAACTATCTACAAAACTGCTGAACAGGGTGCTGTTTCAAACACTGCAACTGCTGGTGTATTTGACCTCGACATCGACTCAAACGGAAGATGGTCTGTTGAGAAGTTCAAAGGACTTCTATTCCAGATTGAGAGAGATGCTAACGCAATCGCACAAAGAACTCGTCGTGGAAAGGGTAACATCATCATGTGTTCTGCAGACGTTGCTTCTGCACTAACCATGGCTGGTGTACTTGACTACACTCCTGCTCTTAATGCTAACCTTAACGTTGATGATACTGGTAATACATTTGCTGGTGTACTTCAGGGTAAGTATAGAGTATACATCGACCCATATTCTGCTAACCTAGATGTTTCAGGTAACACTGCAACAAATAGTGGTAATCAGTACTATGTTGTTGGTTACAAAGGTACTTCACCTTATGATGCTGGTCTGTTCTATTGCCCTTACGTTCCACTACAGATGGTTCGTGCGGTGGGTGAGAACTCCTTCCAGCCTAAGATCGGATTTAAGACTCGTTACGGAATGGTCGAGAACCCATTCTCACAGGGTCTTACTCAAGGATCTGGCGTTCTTACACAGAATGCAAACCGTTACTACAGACGTGTTGCTGTTAAGAACCTCATGTAAGCTAGATGCTTATATTTTTCAAAGAGACTCCTTCGGGGGTCTCTTTTTTTGTCTAAATACTTAAAAGTATATTATAATGGCGATTAGAAAACCACCTGCTGATAGACCAGGAACACCATTAACAAATAGAAACTTTCTATCACCTGTAGGGTTTAAGTTTTCTTTAAAGAGAGCACCTGGTGTTGCTTTCTTCTGCAACCAAGCAAACATACCATCTATGGATCTTGGTATTGCAGAACAACCTAGTTACTTAAGAACCATTCCTGTTCCTGGTGATAAGATACAATTTGGTGATCTAACTTTAAGATTTCTTGTTGATGAAGATCTTGTCAACTATATGGAATTGCAAAAATGGATTCGTGGATTGGGATTTCCTGAAAGTATGAATGAGTTTCGTGAGTTGGAAAGTGAAGCAGTATTACCAGGCAACTTTGGTAATGCAGGAGATGACATATATTCTGATGGAACCTTACAGATATTAAGTAGTAATTTAGTACCTTCATTTCAGGTAGTATTCAACGACTTATTTCCTTACACATTATCAACTATAACATTTGATGCAACAGATGCTGACATAGAATACTTTACAGCAGACGTGTCTTTCAAGTATACTATATACAACCTTACTGATATGGAAAACAATCTTTTATGAGTATTGATCTTGATTCTATTCAAGAGATGTGGGAAAAGGACGCAAAGATCGATAGAGATAATCTACATGAAGAATCGTTGAACATCCCCTCTCTACATGCAAAGTATTTTGAATTATATAATACTATCTTTCTACTAAGAAAGAAAGCAGAACAACAAAGAAAGAATATCCGTCACGAACGATACGAATATTTTAGTGGGAAAGCAGACCCAGAAGTATACGTAGAGAATCCTTTTGGGAAGAAGATTAGAGATAAAGATACGATGACAAAGTATCTTGATGCAGATGAGAAACTTTCTAATTCATCTCTTAAGATAGAATATTACGATACGATGCTTACATACCTAGAAAGCATTCTTAAGGTTATACAGAACAGAACATTTCAAATTAAGAATGCAATTGAGTTTATGAGATTTAATTCTGGACTGGGTTGACAATACTTAATAAATACCCATAGAT